AATCCGTCACCAATAACAAAATCTTCTATAATCTCGATAATCCTGCCTGCCATAGGATTGCTATCATATAAATAGAACGCAATATCCTGCATTCTATTCTGTGTAAGGAGGCTCAAATCCCTGAGTGAATTAGATGTCAAAGAACGCCATTGAGCATCTTCACCAGTACCCCCTACCATTGGGTATGATTCAGCTATTCTTCTCTGTAACTCTATTGACCTTTTTTTACGTTCTTTAAAATTCAATATAACATTACTTGAATCTTGTTCTGGTTGATCTTTCTTTCTTTTCATAATATATGGCTCCTTCTTGCTATTCTTCTATCACCAATAACGCTGGAAACAGAAGTTCCTTTAAACATATTTCTTCCAATTCTTCTAACAAAATTCCCTTCATTATCTCTAATATCATCCCCGGGGTCTAAACTAACAACTACGCCTGATGCTTTTGTTACAGGAAATAAATAATTTATTCCATACTCAACAGCATTAACAGCATGAGTAAATTTATTATCTATATGATCTTCCCTAGATTTATTAAGCGTAACCCCATTGATACATTGTGCAAAGTTTAAGCAAGTCGGTTCATTTGATATATTAAATTGTGGTCGTCCATTAATATATCTTTTAAGGCAAGTTCTTACACACTTCATCTTTTCATAATTAGAAAGTTCTCTAGATTTAATTAATATTTGATTATTAGATACTGTTTTCCAATCGCTGATTACACTTGTCTTGGTAACTCTATTTCTTTTGTTTCCTGACTTATCACCTATAAATATTATATCCTTAATCTCTCCTGAATATCTAATAGCATCTAAACACTTTTTAAATTCTTGATATAATTCGGTAGTTAACTTATCTCTATATATTTTATAATAGATTATAAATAATCTATCTTCAAAATCTTTTTGTGCAAATACAAATGGCTCACCGTCAAGACCAAAATCCATAAAGCAATATAATTTTGATTTTGGATTAAGATATACTTTATGACTTAATAAATGTAATTTCTTATCATACTCTGGATAAGAACGATTTGTTAAAGCCTTATCGTACTGACGTAATATTTCTTGTGCTATTTCCTGTTCACTCATAGAAGCAGTTTTTTTATCATACCAACCTTGTGTATGGTCTGGGTTTAAATTCCAGTCAAAACCAAGTTTAACAAATCCAGAGTTTTTCATATCTTTTACTTCCGCAAATTTATTATTCACACTTTCTTTCGGAGGTGTAGAATTTAAGCATAACGTATTTGTAGCATTCCTTAATCCTTTATACATTTCATCTAAGCAATCAACAAAAGCTGCTTCATCAACTAATATAAATTTATATTGCGTATCCCTTCCGGCTTTAGGATTAGCTGATTCACCCTTTATAACAGAATTCATTAAAGGAACTGAAAAAACTAAAAAAGGATTATGTACCTTTGGTTTAATGAACGGAGGAAGCCGTTGATACATAAATGCCAACCTACCATGCAAAGAATGAAAAGTATTACCGTTATCTTGCACTTCTGATTCTTTTCTAGAAATATTTAATGCGGTAAATCCTTTAGTGTAACAAACTTGATGTAATTCCCACCCCATAACTGACCAAGAAATACCCATATCTCTGCATTTATCAATAAATACATCTTCATACTTATCTAACTGATTGATTAATTTAATTTGATAATCACGTAAAGTAAATGGGAGAATCGATGGCGTTTTACGAGTATCTATCGTCCATACATAATTATTAAACCAATAAACCTTATCTTCTACACAACGCCTATACTCACTAAACTGCCACTTTTTTGCATCCTTTGGAGATCGTGTAGCAATTTCTTTTTTCCAATCAATTCTTTCTGTATTATGTATCATCACTTGCATCTTGCATTATCTCCTCTGCAGTTAAGATCTTTCTTTCTTCTGTTTTTTGAGTTACTCCACCAGAAAGAAATACTTCTAACCTAGCTAATCGTTCAAAATCTTTCATTGTTGTTTTATCCATTAGTTTGCTAGTGATTTTTCCTTCACCGTTACATGCTTGGCATAAATCCTTCTGACCAGTTTTACCATTTAATTGTGTTCCTTCTCCTTTACAACATTTACATTCTTTATCTTTTATTCTATCTTCTATATTATCTAATGTTTCCCTAATAATGTACAGCATCTTTGTCCTACGTTCCTCAAGCAAAACATTAAATTTCTCTGATATTCTATCCTGAAACATAGTAAGTCGCCATTGAAGTGGTTTTATTCCGCGTTTGCTATCTCCTTTATTAAAGTATTTCCTTGCAGTTTCAAAACATATCTTTGTATTCTTAGCTGCTTGTTTTAATGAAATACCTTCAGCTAAATGGCTAAACAACTCATCAATCTTTTCTTGAGGTAAAGAATACCTATATCCATATCCTTCTTTCTTATCCTTATTGAATCTTAAATTTTCTAATGATTTTGGATTTACCATATTAATGCGCCTCTTTCTTTTTTACTAAAAATTCTATTGTTCCTGTACGTTTATCTGCCCCTGAATTAAATGTTGCGTAAAAAAATAACGCAAATGATCCTACTATCAATGGAGTGTATTTATATCTTATTTGTGTGCCGGCAATCGTAGCTGTTGTTTCAGCTAACACTGCAGTAGTAGAACCAACCTTCCATATTTGAACTTTGGCGCTATTAGTGTCCGGTGTTTGCGCTTCACCAACAATCTCGAATGATCCGCGGAATGTTACATCATCCGCAACGTAATATAAGTTTTTTCTGTTTGGCATACTATATCTCCTTGTTATTGTTCATCAAATTTATAATTATATGTTTTATTATCAAATTTATAATTGCTTGTATCATCTTTAAATTCATAATCATATGTTTTATTAACAAAATCAACTTGATATGGTAATGATGAAGCCGAGCTTGATGAACTAGAAGAACTTGAGCTTGATAATGAACTTGAACTGCTTGAACTACTTGAAGAACTAAAAGAACTTGAACTACTTGATGAGCTTGAACTGCTTGAACTGCTAGATGAGCTAGAGCTACTTGATGAGCTAGAGCTACTTGAACTGAATGAACTGCTTGATGAACTAGAACTACTTGAACTGCTTGAACTGCTAGATGAGCTAGAGCTACTTGATGAGCTTGAGCTACTTGAACTGAATGAACTGCTAGATGAACTGGAACTACTTGAGCTACTTGAACTGAAAGAACTACTAGATGAACTGGAACTACTTGATGAGCTTGATGAGCTTGAGCTACTAGAGCTACTTGATGAACTTGAACTAAAGGAACTACTAGACGAGCTTGATGAGCTTGAGCTACTTGATGAACTCGAAGAAGAAGAACTTGAGCTGAAAGAACTACTTGATGAGCTTGATGAGCTTGATGAACTAGAGCTGAAAGAACTGCTTGAGCTACTTGATGAACTAGAACTACTTGAGCTGAATGAACTGCTAGAGCTACTTGATGAACTGGAACTACTTGAACTGAAAGAACTGCTAGAGCTACTTGATGAACTGGAACTACTTGAGCTGAAAGAACTGCTAGAGGAACTTGATGAGCTTGAGCTACTAGAGCTACTACTTGAGCTACTTGAACTAAATGAACTACTTGATGAACTACTTGAGCTACTTGAACTAAATGAACTACTTGATGAACTACTTGAGCTACTTGAGCTGAAAGAACTACTTGAGCTACTTGATGAACTGCTCGAGCTGAAAGAACTACTTGAGCTACTTGATGAACTGGAACTACTTGAGCTAAAAGAACTGCTTGAGCTACTTGATGAACTGGAACTACTTGAGCTGAAAGAACTGCTAGAGCTACTTGATGAACTGGAACTACTTGAGCTGAAAGAACTGCTAGAGGAACTTGATGAGCTTGAGCTACTAGAGCTGAAAGAACTGCTAGAGGAACTTGATGAACTGGAACTACTTGAGCTGAAAGAACTGCTTGATGAACTAGACGAGCTTGAACTGCTTGATGAGCTAGAACTACTTGAGCTAAAGGAACTACTTGAGCTACTTGAGGAACTAAAAGAACTATTTGAACTACTAGAACTACTTGATGAACTGGAAGAACTTGAGCTAAATGAACTACTCGATGAGCTTGAACTGCTAGAACTTAAAGAACTACTTGAGCTACTAGAAGAACTAGAACTGCTTGAACTGAATGAGCTACTAGAAGAACTAGAACTGCTTGAACTGCTTGAACTAAATGAGCTACTTGATGAACTAGAACTACTTGAGCTACTTGAACTAAATGAGCTACTTGAGCTACTTGAACTACTAGAACTATATGAGCTACTTGAGCTACTTGATGAACTAGAACTACTTGAGCTACTAGAACTGCTAGATGAACTACTTGAGCTACTAGAACTGCTAGATGAACTAGAACTGCTTGAGCTGAAAGAACTACTTGAACTGCTTGATGAACTGCTTGAGCTACTTGAGGAACTAGAAGAACTTGAACTAAAAGAACTGCTAGATGAACTGCTTGAGCTACTTGAACTGAATGAACTGCTTGATGAACTGCTTGAGCTACTTGAGGAACTAAAAGAACTGCTTGATGAGCTAGAACTGCTAGAACTGCTTGAGCTACTTGATGAGCTTGAGCTATATGAACTACTTGAGCTACTAGAACTGCTAGATGAACTAGAACTGCTTGAGCTGAAAGAACTACTTGATGAGCTTGATGAGCTTGAGCTACTAGAGCTAAAGGAACTACTTGAGGAACTTGATGAGCTTGAACTGCTAGAACTTAAAGAACTACTTGAGCTACTTGATGAACTAGAAGAACTGAAAGAACTACTTGATGAACTGGAAGAACTGCTTGAGCTGAATGAGCTACTTGAAGAACTTGAACTGAATGAACTGCTTGATGAGCTTGATGAACTAGAACTACTTGATGAGCTAGAGCTACTTGAGCTAAAGGAACTACTTGAGCTGCTTGAGCTACTAGAACTGCTTGATGAGCTAGAGCTACTTGAACTGAATGAACTGCTTGATGAGCTACTAGAGCTACTTGAACTTAATGAACTGCTTGAGCTACTTGATGAGCTTGAACTACTTGAGCTGAATGAACTGCTAGAGCTACTAGAAGAACTAGAAGAACTTGAACTAAAGGAACTACTTGAAGAACTACTTGAGCTACTTGAGCTGAAAGAACTACTTGAGCTACTTGATGAACTTGATGAGCTAGAGCTAAAAGAAGAACTTGATGAACTGCTTGAGCTACTTGAGCTAAATGAGCTACTTGAGGAACTAGAAGAACTAGAGCTACTAGAACTTAATGAACTACTTGAGCTACTTGATGAGCTTGAACTACTTGAGCTGAAAGAACTACTTGAGCTACTTGAAGAACTAGAGCTACTTGAGCTGAATGAGCTACTTGATGAACTGGAACTACTTGAGCTATATGAACTGCTTGAGGAACTAGAAGAACTAGAGCTACTTGAACTTAATGAACTGCTTGAGCTACTTGATGAACTAGAACTGCTTGAGCTGAATGAACTGCTAGAGGAACTTGATGAACTTGAACTGATAGAACTTAAAGAGCTACTTGAGGAACTAGAACTGCTTGAGCTTAATGAACTACTAGAACTGCTTGAGGAACTAGAAGAACTAGATGAACTAGAACTTCCTAACGTTCCGTCATAGCTTAGGTTGCTGTCATCATAAGCATTACTACTCTGGTCGTATATTATTGCCATTATTTACTCTCTATATTTAAAAATTGCACACCCCATTCCCATACTGACGGTTATTTATTGCTGATTTCTCTTTTTGCGTTCTTCTCGTTATAATCCGCAATTACTTTTGGTGTATGTAATCCCATTGCTAATGCTTTTGAAATTATGTCATTATTGTCTGGATTATCCCCTGGGTTTATCCAACTGCGATGATACTTCTTATCAATTTCTTTTCCATTATCAAAAATTCTAGTTATTCTACGAACGGCTATACAACCAGACTCTTCTACTATGCGATCGTGAGTAATTATTTTCTCAATTCCATTGTTTGTTCTTATTTTATTTTCTAAAAGGAATGCATCTTTAACTTCTTTGGGAGTGATTACTGAAACTATATCTTTACTTTTTTGGTCAAAGCCTTCCATGTTCTTAATGCTCTTAGATGTATATGCTTGACCTCGTGTGGAACTTATTACTTTATCTTCTTCAAGTATTTCTATTATTGGATAGACTTGTAAATTCCCTAATTCTGATATTCCATGTTTTAGTTTTATTTGTTTTTCTAACATTTATTTTCTCCTTTGATTAAAAGTAATCCGATTGTGATTGATAGTATTTTCATATTTCTCCTTTTATATATTATATTGTCCTGAAACTCTTAGATATATAGTTGCTCCCAAATCAGTATCTGTTACATCACCATGACCAGCCGTACTCTCTGGTTGCATAGTGAAAAGAATAGATGTTGAGTTTGGGGACTTTACAGCACAGAATGTTTCATCTGTATTTCCTATTGCAAAAATAGCTGTTGCAACGGCTGAATATAGATTTGATAAATTTTCAGACGTAAATGGCAACCCAGAAAGAGAAAGAACCCCTGTTCCAGTTCCTTTTACAAATCCTATATTGCCATGGAAAAAAACTCTATTACCTATTTTTTGGTATCTACCTAATTGGATAGAATGTGAGCTATTTCCTGGCGTCACTAATGCTAATGTAGGAGTCCAAGTTCCTTCCTCATAATCATCTAAAGTATTTGCATCTGATGAGGCTACTTGAGTTGCAGGGAAACCTATACCATCCAATATTTGTAGGGATGTGTTATTTCTTGCTGTTGGGGCTAAACCTATTCCAATATCACCACCATTCTTATTCAGAGTTAATGAGAACTGTGAAGCTAGATTATCAGACCTTCCAGATTGAATCCAAAGTCCATTTCCTCCATTTGAACCAAAATCTATCATAGCTACATCAGCACCTTCTAATCTTGCTATTCCACCAGTTTGTGTTGTTCCTGATGTTGCAGGCCAAGAGATAGCTGAATCTCCTTTCATTTCTAATATAAAAGACGGAGTTGCTGTACCTATCCCAACTCTGCCATCACTTCCTTGAACAAATAAAGCATTTGCATTAGTATCACTCTCAACTCTGAAATCTACATCAGTACTATCTTCATTGAAAATTGCACCACCAGTAGCACCTAAAGTTGTAAAACTTCCAGCAGCAGGTGTCGTTCCACCTACTACTCCGTCAAATGTTCCTGCGTTTATATCTGCTGTATCTGCAACTAATGAATCTATATTAGCAGTACCGTCTATGTAGAGGTCTTTCCATTCTTTAGCTGCACTTCCTAAATCGTCTGTAGAGTCTGTATCTGATATAAGGTCAGTGTTTATTGCTACTGTTCCAAGATTGTCTAATTCTACTGTAGCTCCTGGGCTTCCATATAAGGAAGATAAGTCTGTAGCATAGGAGTTAAGTGATATTGTTAGTAAGAATAGTGTTGTTATGATTAGTTTTTTCATTTATCTCCTTTATTCTGTTTCATAAAAAAATTGACCGTTTATTGTTTTTGTTCCAGATGTTGTCCACGCATTTCCTGCCAAATTTTTTGCAAAACCTATTAATGACGCTCCTGTATCTACTGCGACATAACCCGTAACAGCAGTTCCCCCATTATCAATAGAACGATTTAAAAGTATCTGGTTAAAACCAATTATTGCGTATGGTACAGTAAAGTTAGTTACAGCAGAGTTACTTGTTCCAGTAATAGTATAAGCAACAAATACCGTCTTACCTATCTTCTTAGTATAAATGTTTCCTGTTGGGGTTGCTGCCCAACCATTAATAGTTGAAGTAGCAAAATAATCAGCCCACACTCCTTCTTCTGCTGGTTTAGGAGAGAACGCAAAAGCAGATGAACCTTCTACAAGCATAACACCGTCGAAGTATCCTGAAGTATCGCCAGTATCTATAAAACACAACATTCTTCCTTCAGTTGCTCCAGCAGCAAATGTTTTTGTAACTGTAAGCCATTCCCAAGTAGAACCCCCTGTGTGAAAAGATGACCAACTATTAGTTAGACCATCTCCTATACCTAATTTAGCTCTATCAGCTACGGTGGCGTAGACCCAAACACCAAAAGTAACAGTTCTACTTTTATAATAATCAGCACCTTTAGCTTCGTGAAAGGTTGTATGTATATAAGCATTTGCCCCTGCTCTCGTAACTTTAGCAGAATATGTTCCTACTTTAATTATTGTTCCTTCTCTTGCTACACTTGCACTAACACCTGCTAATGCCCACCCATCAGGAGCAACTGCTGTTCCTGCTGTCCAAGCTTCAAAGTTTCCGTTAGATAATAAGTTAGTGGGGTTAATAGTGCTAAACAAAGGTGTGCCTCCAACAAGAACGCCACTTGCATCAACGGCTATACTCTGAACTGGAGCAGATGCGTCAGCTGCTATTATTCTATGCTGTAATGAATGACTTGGTACATTTAAAGGATCACTTGCAACTGGTTGTTCTATAGCCATTTTAACCTCCTTATTTAAGACCAAAAAAAAGCAGAGATACATTATTCATATATCTCTGCCAAATTAAAGTTTGGTACTTTATTCTTATTTATCTAAACTTACAAGCCAATCTCTGACTTCGTTCTTATATTCATTAGGCATAATTGATGCCCTAGCAATTTCTAATTTTGTGAATGATTCTAATTTAAAATGTTTTTCTAAAAAGAATATCCTTTCCGGAGGAAGCACAGAAATCGCTGTATGAAGATTACCGCTAACTACACAAATAACTCCAGCACACTGTTCGATCAATCCTACTAGTGTGCTTACTTGAGGCTTTACTTTTCTTACATTGCTATCAACAAAATCAAACTTCTTATTTACAGGATTGTGAAAGACATGTTGGAAATGCATTTCTATCGGAATAAAACCAGCACCTAAAACATCATCCCATATTCGTTTAGCAGTTTCTTCGTCTGGATTGCACGCATCAGGTAAGCAAGTTATAAAATAATGTATTCCTATTAGTCTATTTTTTCCGCAAGTTATCTTTTTATGACCATTCACAGGATCAATACCTAATTCATGAACACAACAATATTCACCCTTAGTCAATTTTATCTGCCCCTCACTCATTGGAAAATCAATATCTGCAATAATGTCATATCCAAGTACCACTTCGTTGTATGACAAGTCATTAGTAAACACAACATCAATATTATTACTAAGTATATCTTTCTCTATTTCTTCAAAGCCTAAACCTTTCTGCATTATTAAAGTAAACTTAATTTCTGGATATTTTTGACATAAAGATTCGAAAGGAGACATGAACATAACTGTATCGCCTAATCCGTGCCCAAAACATAATCCGATCTTTTTTGGATTATGTTCTTTAATGTAATCTACTAATTTTTTATTGCCTTTCCAGATTTGTTTTATCCTCAACATATTACTTGACTCCTCGCTGTCCTATTGCTACAATAGGACTATGGTTATTAAAAAATGTTCTATTTGTGGTAAAAGAATTGAAAGATTCCCTTGTCAAATCAAAAATAAAAAAGATTTTGTTTGTTCTAGAAAATGCTCTATTAAATTGTTTATTAAAAATGTTCCTAATGGTAAAAATCATTATAGATGGAAAGGAGGACGAAGAAAAAGAAATGGGTATGTACAAATCCTTTCTAAAGATCATCCATTTAGAGACAGCCATGGTTATGTAATGGAACATCGATTGGTAATGGAAAAGAAACTTGGTAGATATCTTAAACCTGAAGAAATAATTCATCATATCAATGGTATTCTTAATGATAATAGAATTATAAATCTTGAATTGACTACGCAAAAAATTCATGGTCATAATCATAACGTTGGTCAAACTCATTGGAAAAATAGAAAAAGAAATAAACTTGGTAGATTTAACTAATCTTTTTTCACTTGCCCATATTCTTTTAAGTCTCAGCATTATTACTCCTCATAAGGCTTTTCGGGATGCCTATAGTTTATTATAGGTATCTTTATCCTAAAATTCAACATTTTCTTGAAATTCTCATAAAGTAAATTCATCGAACCTTGAGCTTGACTATCCATATGTTCCTGAGTTTCTTTATGTTTATTAGCTTTTAAGTATCTAGCAGCACAGCCATGCCGATTCTCTATCTGGCAATTACGCCACTTTTTATGGTAATATTGGCCATGATAAGAGTAAATTGGGATTCCACACTCAGTCTTTATTAATCCTCTATCTTTAACGGCACGAATATATGGCTTGAGTAATTGCTCGTTGGTCGATAACCATTGAATCCCTGCCAAGACAACTGTCTTATCTGCTGAGCCAGCTTCTAACAAACATAAATTCATTGCGTCCATATCTGGAGCTTTGAAATTAGTGCCTTTCATTTCATCAAAACCGTCCATAAATATAGAAAAACTTTTAGCTAAGCATTCACCCCATATCTTCATATCAACGAACAGCGGACAATTACATAAATCAACAGGATTATAATAACCCTTCGGCATTAACCATTCTCCTTTGAATTGATGGTGCGGATCATCGTAAACTTTATTCTGCTCTTTACCGGCACATAATACCAATCCAGTCTTTGCTGCCATTGTAAAGTAATGTATTGGGTTTCGGCAGAATATCATATCAGCATCTAAAACACATATTGCATCATAAAGTTTACCTATCTTATTTGCAAACCAATATCGCTTACGACAAACAACTTCACTAAGACCATGAGATTCTTTTATTTCTTCCTCACTAATGTCATGAAAAATAATTCTATAATTAAGTAATTTGAATTGGTCTTTAACTATCATTGGAATTTTAGAACCATAGAAATGAACGTCTTGAGTATTGCCAACATAATCTAAAGAATTCAATTCGGCAACAACTTCTGGAAGGTATCGTATATCTGCACAAACTACATACGCATACTTACTTCTAGGCTCGTTACATTCTACTGAGAAAACTTTTCCAGGGTTTGTATTTACTTCTTCCATTTGTTATCTCCTTTTACATTATGCGTTTCATAAACATGCAACCTCTACCACATGGCTCAACGTCAGGGAAAATATAATAATCACGATAACCTAATACTTCGTCAGCGGCTTTCCTAACATCCTCATGCCACTTATCAACACCATCTAAATAAAAATCATGTCCAACAAACCAACCACCTTTTTTTACTTTAGAAAGCCATGCCACCATATCTTCTTTTGCATCTTTATACCAATGACAAGCATCAACAAAAACAAGGTCCAGGGAATTATCTTGAAAATCTTTAACGGCATTTATTGATTTAGCACAAAGAAAAGTGCTTATATCAGAATATTCTTTTGCAAGTTCTAAGCATTGTTTCGAAGGTGAATGATCTATCATGTAGTAATGCTTAAATTGTAAAGGGCTACCCATGTTTCCTTTATCAAAGAAAGAATGATGTTCTCTCAATATTCTTTTTGCAGTATCGCCTCGATAAACTCCTACTTCAGCTATTTGCTTTAAATTATATTGTCGTATCAATAACGTCAGCAAATCCCAACGCATTAAATTCTGAATTGGGAATAATTTATAGCCTTCAGTTAGTTTCTCAAATTTTAGATTTCTTTTTATTTCCCACATATTAAAATTGTTTAATTGTTGTAACCCTAGCACCATGCAACACCTTGCATGCCATGTCTGCATGGAAAATACCTATCTCAGCTATTTTCCTAAGATCATATTTATTAATTAAAGTCTCAACAACCTCCCACCTAGGAGTTTCTATTTTACCAAACAGTTCTTTCATAATCCTCCACTGCTATTTCTGGACGCATTGCATTGAACTCAGCCATATAGTCACGAATTAAATTCCAGTTAGCTATTGTGATTGACATGTCTTTTCCAGGATTATTCCTTAGCTCACTATTAGCCCTTCCTTTCTGCCACCAACGGTTGTGGATCCCTCGAAGCCTAACGTCATTATTCGTTAAGATATTATTTCCGCTTCTACGTAAAGGTATATTATTAAGATTCTTTTGGAACGCCCATATATGACGCTCAAGAGTAATCACTTCTTCAAAAGGAACAGCTGCCTTTACAACATTGTTGAGAATTATAACCGGATGGTTTCTATCTCCCTCTAACTTCTGATCCATTGTCTCAGCAACAGTGGAAAAGATATTCTTATGTGTTGGATTTGCAAAAATGAATTGGTCTGTCAACGAACACTGCCCTCTATCAACAACAGGAGAATTTCTTGCGTATAAATCTTCTATAGTGTTAGAATAATTGAAATGTTCTGTTAAAACAAGACAGCCATCAGCAGCCGCTTTGAAAAGAGCTGTCATATTGCTTAAAGGCATATGGTCTGCTTGAGTGTGGCATATAGCGTCATAATTATTAATAACTTTCTTTGTCATCAACCAAGTTGCGATCCAATGCCTATCAGCTATCTTATTTGTTCCCTCGATCAATTCTGGTATAAACGTCCAATTAACTTTAAATGGAAAAGAGCAAGATATTTTATTTCTCATTTCTGAAGGTATATTGGCATAAGCAACTTCCCAATCAGCTCTTACCCCAAAATGAGCCATAGCGTTCATGGCACTTATCATACCGAACAAATATCCACCAGTGCAAGAAAGTGTAAATGCGTATTTCATCGTGCCCCCTCATGTTTGAATTCTTCTTTTAAAACCTTTTTATGGCTGATAAGACCCCATTGACCGCCTCTCGGAACTTTCCAATTGCCCCAGAGGTATGTTAAAAATTCTTCTGGCGGATTAGGCACAAAATACTTCTCTCCTTTAAATTCTATTTCTTTCAAATTGTCAAAGTATTTTTGAGGATATGGTATATACAAATCATATCCGTCTTTAACAAATCTGTAAAAACAACGTTCTCCGCCAAAAGAAAAAAGAACATAAAAATCTATTTTCTCTCTATGCTCTTTTCTTGCAATGTATCCAGATGTTCTGCGACCATCGATTGTCTCACCGAAACAAGTATAGTAACCCATTTCTTTAAAGATTTTCTCAGCTTCAACAAACTTATCTGCATCTTCGAAAAGAACACCAACGTCAGCATCATCGTCTAGCCAAGGGAAATCATGATCGCGGATAGCCCCAACTAATGTTCCGCAGAATAAAAAGAATTTTATTCCTACTTTTCCAAAGACTAATCTTAAATCTTGTAAATATTCATTAGTCCTCTTAAAATTCATTCGTTGAGGATGACCTTCGTATTTCTCCTTACTGGTCATTTCTTTATACAACGCGTCGTGCGAAGACCATTTTTTCATTTTTTACCCCAATTAATCTTATCCCAGATAAACTCATTAAATACATAAAGAAAATGTTTGATTAGAATATAAGTAATGGTTATTTTATTCATAGTCTGAACATCCCCAGTGACTATTAAGGTGATTACACCTAGGATTAGAAAACCTAGTATGCTCTCATATGTAATCATCTTTAAAATTTTTCTCTTTAAACCAACAAAATCAGTATGTAAATAAAATCTCTCATGTGCCCAGAATACAAAAAAGAACACTCCATGATGTAAAAAAGTTATCCAAGATGTTTGTACCCATTGTCTAGTATAAAAATAAGTTACGGCTCCAAGTACGAGCACTCCTACAACACGCCAAATTGCACTTTTTACTACCGACCTTGTTTCAGTTTCTTTTATTTTAATTTCCATTTTATCCCCCCGGTATATTCAACAGCGTTGTAATTATTATTTGGATCTAAATCTCCTGATATCCATATCTCGTCTGGTATTACTGTGCATTTTTTATTTAAACCTAACCCAGCGCAACCATTAACCATTATTAGAACTATTGCCATTATTATTATCCGCATTTATCTTCTCCTTAATGTTTGTTGAACTCTGTTCACTGAAGTAAGGCATTACAATAACTCGACCGCCAATCGATTTCATAAAGTTATTAGCTGGATATTCTGAATGCGAAGTTGACTCAAATAAGATATCTGGCTTGGTTGCCTTACAATTCCCCAAAGGACTATAGTCATCCTGACATATAGCACAAGTTACAAACTTCAAACTGTTTATAATGTAAATGCGTTCTGCTAAAGACATTATTGGGCTAGGCTTCTTTTCCATTACTGCCTTCTCCGATAATACTCCTACAAAAAGCGCATCACATAATTTTGAACAGTTTTCAAGATGTAATAAATGACCTGTATGAATTATATCTCCCACTACGTATGCGTAACCTATAATTTTATTTTTCATTTTACTCATTAATATTAGTCATTCCAAAGTTTCTTAGAATAATCAAAGCCTTCCATTTTTCTAAACATACCTAATCCATAAATACCTTCATCCAAATTAATATGTTGAATATCTATATTTTCTTGTTTTATATATTCTAAAATCCTTTTATAACCTTCTTCAGCCGGACCTCGCGTGTCGTGCATAATCCAATAGCCTAAACCATTACCTTTTAATAATGGCCAGAGAGTTTTAAACTCATGAAATACATGAGTTGCTTCATGACAGCCGTCTTGGAATACTAAATCAAATTTAGTATCTTCAAACACTTCTTTCCCCAAAGTTATTGTGTCTATTGGTAACATAGTATTCGGAAGATTATGGTCAGTTAAAATTTTTTCTACTTCACCTATCTTAACAATATCTATTCCATAATACATAACGTCTTTAAAGTTATGCCTTATAGCATTATCTCTGACACCATTAGCCATATACCATGCTGAATAACCTTCTGCGGATCCTATCTCTAAAACTTTCTGACATCTGAATGCTCTAATTAAAAAATAAAGCATACAGCCAAAAAAAGAATCAGTCGCATTTATATTAGTAAAATGTGCTGAATGAAATAATTCCATTAGCGGTGCTGGGTATTCTTTAAAGTATTCAATGTCTTTAGGATGTTGCATTTTAAATAAATATTTCCTTATTATTATCAATCCAATTTATAACTTTTTTTATACCTGTAAGTGTATGAATCTTAGGCTCCCAATTAAGAATTTTTTTAACCTTAGATATATCTGTAATATATACCTTTTGATCAGACGGCCGCCAATCAGCATATTTCAATTGTGTAGATCTATTCGTCAGAGATTCTAAGTGTGTTATGAATTCCTTTAAAGACTCCGTATTCTCAGAACCTCCACCTATGTTGAAAACATCTGACTTAACATCGCTATATATAAATTTATCAAAAGCATCTACTAAATCAGTAACATAAAGAAGATCTCTAACTTGCTTACCATCGCCAAAAATAGTTATTTCTTTCTTTAATAAATTAGCAATTATAAACCAAGCAACCCAACCTTGATCCTCAAAGCCAAACTGTCTAATCCCATAAATACAAGACATTCTAAATACACCAGTTCGCATCCCATAAATATGTGCATATTCCTGAGCATATAAATCTCCGACTAATTTAGAGACACCATACGGAGTATGTCCTGTTAAATCAACAGGCAGAGTTTCTTTAACTCCTTTAGTACCTAAATAATTATATCGTGTCCTTCCTTCTTCTAATGGTATCGTGTCTACATTCTCGCCATAAACTTTATTGGTAGAACAATAACAAAATGTAGCTTTTGGATTTATTTTTCTCAAACACTCAAGAACGTTAAGAGTGCCGAATGCGTTTATCTGAAAATCTTCTATCGGCATTCTTGTAGAACTAGGAACTCCCGGCTGGCCAGCGGTATGTATAACTGCATCAACACCTTTACTCATAGAGTTGTTTACATCTTCAACATTTCTAACATCGCCTTTTATACGTTCAATATTATCAAACGAACCTAAAAAGTTCCAATTAAACTCAACTGACTCTTTATCATATCCAAATAACTTAGAGCGCATTAAATTATCAAGGATAACAACAGAATCTCCTTTATTAGCAAAATGTTCCGCACAATGACTTCCAACAAGACCTGCTCCGCCAGTAATTAATATTTTCATATTTTTTTAGCTACGCCTAATCCTTTACCGTCATGATTCTCCATGAAATTAAAAGAGGCATTGTTATTTGTTTTAAACTCATCCCATACATCTTGGAGTGAACAGCCGTCAGGTGTTATATCATCAAAGACAATGTAACCGCCTTTTTCTATTAATTGAACTGCATTAATTAAATCTTTTCTTGCATAATCTTTATCATGATTTCCATCAACAAGAATATAATCGAAAGTTTGCTTTCCAATAAATTTAGGTATTTCATCTAATGAACTGCCAACAATGAATTTAACTTTATCAGTTGGAATATTCAAATAGTTCAAAGCATTTAAAACGCCTTGAGGCGTTGCTAATCCATCATTAAACAAATCACAAAGTATTATTTCTTCTAAACTATCATAATTAGTATAGGCTGATAATAATTGGCAAATTGATATACCAGTGCGTGTTCCTATCTCTAATATTCGTTTAGGTCTTACATTAGCACCAACCCACTGCATAAAATGATACGTATCCATAAATGTATCTTTACGCTTATTCAAATGCCAGTGATACGCCTCGAGAAATGTATCGCTATCATTTAACTTCTTTAATATCCTTAATATATTAAATATCGAAGATGTTGCTTGTGGAGAATTAATACCGACAGGAAAAGATTCAGAAACGGTTATTTTATTAACATCTATAATATCTTTGTTTAAATTGCTATTATCAGCGTTTAATATATTTGGAACTGCAGTGTTATCACCAGTATTCTCAGGAACAATAGCGTTAAGAGTCACTTTATCCATTTTATTTACTCCTTCTTTTTGGTTAAGAATAACCGGGTTTTCTTTCTCATACTTCAACACTCCACCTAAGTAATACAACTCTACCGCTCGCGCGATGTCCTCCGGGCGAATTAATTCCATGCACATTGGATTACCTTCAGAAGATTTGAACGTGCATTCTTCTATCTTTGACCGCCAACAGCCGTCATACTTTGCACATTTAATTGCGCCATTAGTATATAGGAAGCGATGATCTGGATTTAATTGCCACCTAACCCCCTCTCTGGCGCCGGCAACCACTACGCAAGGCTTACTTAACGATGCCATTATAACCATTTGCAACGAAACTGGGCATATAGCCCCTTCTGCGTACTTAGACAGTAGAAACAGTTGCCTTAGGTTAGTTTTCCCCCTTAAATCCAATACATTGTCCAATAGTGGGTGGTTGTGAGCTGTATGTCCAACTTGAACGACTTGAATCTTATCTTTTAGCAGATTTACCACTTCTTGATAGTAAGGATAGTATTTTAAGGTGTAGTCATTCTTGATTCCAGCATTTATCAGCCAATATTTGCCTTTTATCTGCCTAGGTAGTGCCAATTCCTCGTTTGAAAAGAAAATATCTGGCTTCATACCTGTTCGCGGTATTTCAATCCCTAGCTTCTGCGCCAAAAACATTCGATGCCCATCAGCAAAAGGAAGCCCTGACATGCCAGAAATATGGATAAGAGGGTAGTGGGATATAATATATTTAGTATCTTCCACCAATATCGGAGGAAGGTTGTCATTTTTCTTTAATTTCTCGATAGCCTCATTGACTTTAGCATTATTACTTATCGGTATTTTTTGAATATAAGGATTATTATTGAATATCTCATTGCATGGCGAACGAACGTCAATCATATACTTATTAGGGTAAGCTTTATACAATGACCGGATCGCCACTGACATTATTAAAATATCGCCCGGGGATAAATCGTTTACTAAGACTACTTTCTCTTTATCCATTATTCCTCGTCGTTGTAGTAACCCAATCAGATTTCTCGAAAATCAATGAATGCACATCGCTTCTTGGAGGACATTCAATCATTTCATCAATTTTTAATGAAAAACCATACAATCTAAACAATGCTTTTAGTAAATCAACTGTATAATAATGGAGATGCTCGCCCGGCTTAAAGTGTTTCCACGAATTCCACCTTATGCTATCAGGTTTAATCGGAATAGTCATCGCAACAAAATTTGTCCGATTAATCACATTCTCAATATCAGTAAAATCCGCAATATGTTCCAGCACATCCCAAAGCGTTACAACGCTATACTGAATCCTTCTTATCCCTGTCTGCGGAACAGGCATAATATCGAAAGTATCAATGTTATTCTGCCTAATGTAGTCAGGCTTAAATGCAGCAAACCAGCCCGGACCGCACCCATAATCAAGAACTGTTGCATATTGTCTAGCGATTTTATCAATCATTGTATATTTTGCGACAAAATTCCACCGCAAGTCATTAATTTCCTTTGCTGTACACGTATGAATCTTCAAAAGATTGTAATAGTAATCAACATTATATTTAATCATTTTATCATTTCCTTTTGCTATAAGTTAGCTGTTCTACTCTTAACCCTGTATCTAGTGTCTTTTCCAAACCATTTAGCATCGATTTAGCTATTCTCACCCTATTATCCTTGCTAATAAGGACGTTATTCTTGAAATCACATTTGTGGTGGGTAACATAAAATATTCCTTCCAACACCACGAACATCCCGAATGTATCAGATCCTTCATCGACGTCTATCTTAATCTGTTTTTTTACCATTTGTCATAGATATTTGATGCTTCCATCAGATAACTTATAACTTCCAGAAGCATGAGTTTTAGTAATTGAGTTATTTACATCAGTAGATCCTTTATCTGCCTTTCCTTTCAACCCATACAAGATAAACCAAGGCGCTGAGGGTTTTTGGTCCTTAATCCTTTCAATACAAACTGCACTCAACTCCTTTGATCTCTCATCTATCTCGTGACGCTCGACTATCCTGTCCAACCGCCCATCCTTCAAATCAAATAGGTCGTGTTTCAATATCTTAATGGCGCCATGTATAATTTGCTTTTCCTTCTCTAGATCTTCTAGTTTATGCAATGTTTCTAAAACAGCTGATTTTATTGCTGCTACTTGGCTTTCTCTTAGATCTTCTCTTTTTTTTCCTAATGTACCGTTTTTATCGTCCATTATTCTCCTTTTTAACTTGGTTTGATAACGGCAAGTATATCCTCTTCCTTTATAATCTGTAATACTTTATCTTTCCCTTCTATATCTAATGGTGGCACGATAATCTCTGTGCCGGCGAACTTCGGGAAAATAACCAAATCCCCTTTGCTTAGCCGAATCTTTATAGCGCAGTCACTCGCTATTGAAACGACCCTACCTTTCGTTGGTGCTTTCTGGCTGGCAGTCTGCGGTATGAAAATCCCACCTTTCGATACACTTTCCTTTGCATCTGGCTCAACTATTATCCGCTTATTTAACGGTTCAATTATATTCATACTTCCTCCTTTTTGCTTACAAAATAAAAAAACCCTGAATTATTCAGGGCTGAACTTTTGCTTTCATTTGTTTTTATCTTATTCATTATATTTTCTTTTAGCTTTTATCGCCACATAGGTCTACACTTTTATCAATACACAAAATATATACCAAATTTGATGTTAAGTCAAGTGTTTTTTTGTTTTTTTTATAATGCTTGGAATTCTCGCTATACCTTTTTTATGGGAAATCAAAGTCTAAGCTAAATATAAAAGTAGGGAAATGGAAAAAAGGCAATAAGGTGCGAACGATTTTTAGTTGAGAGAGAATGTTAGATGTGCTGAAATGAGAGTTCTAAGCTATATAGGGGAGAGGAGGTGCGGATTTCTTATAATCTTTTTTCTAACTTTTCATCTTATAGCATACATATATAGTTATGTCAAGTAATATAATCCCAGCGGTAAAAAATATATATTGACAAGATATATATATATGCGATAATGATGTATCAATATAGTTCCTTGACAATTAGTGTATTTTTTTTGGGATGCTTTACAAACAATAATAAGGCGGTACCAAAATGGCTAAAAAAACAATTCAAGATTTATTGGCGGATGCTAAGCTACTAAAGGAAAAACAAAAAGCATTAAAGGCGGAGATGCAGAAGCAGAAACAAGTCATTGCTACTGAATATCGGGATTGCTTGAGCGACAGCGACAAGGAAAAACAGCTTGAAGAGGCAAAAACAATACTTGAAACAGCTAAAACAGACGTCGCAAAACTTAAAGCGGAATTCAAATTATCAATGGTTGATATCCGCGAAAAAGTAGCTTTCGCTAAGGAGATTTTAGCTTTCGTTAACTACAAGAATGATGCAAGTTTAAACAAACGCAAGCAAGAATTTTTGTTGACAGATAATAGTTTAACTTTAAAACGTGAAGGGATTAACGATATCACTATTGATGTAAATAATCCAAACTGGCAGAAAAACTTCAAAGCTAAACTTGCATTGCAAGGCATCAACGGCGTTGACAGAGTTGCGGACAATATAGTTTACAAAGCAAGTTGCTTAGTAAAAAGTAATGTTTCGGCGTAAAGTAATAGTTAAAAATTTTTAAAAGCATCCCAAAAAAAAATACACTGCTAGACTTTCAAGGCAACAGAAAAGACTTTCAAGGCAACAAAAAAGCTATTACTTTCAAGGCAACAGAAAAGATTCTAAGAGCTAACTCCAATTATCTCCAATTATATCTGTTATTAGGAGTTTTAAGTTATATTTAAACCAAACGTTTTTTTAAAATTGCACTCTTATTGTATATATACTATATATAGTAAAGTAACTTACTATAAATATATTATTATATTATATATAATAGAGGATTAAATGAAGCATTGAAGTAATGCGGGAGCGCGATACCTCTCCCCTCCCCTCATTACAATAACGAAGTATCAAAGAATATCAGCATAGATTAAACAAAGGAGGTTTATGAAGAAAGAGAACATAGAAGTAAAGAGGATAACGAAGGAAGAAGTTAATACGTTATTTCAGCTATTATATAGGCTGGATGATCATCTTGAGGTATATTGCAATAATAATTTAATTGCAATGCAAGCAATACAGCTTTTAAACTCTTACGGATTATACGGAAGCTAAAAGGAGGTTTAATGAAGGTTAAGAGTAACCACTACGAAAAAATGAAAAAGGATATATCTCAAGTGTTAGTGCATAACAAAACAACGGTTGAAAAAGAGTTGAAGTATTATATCGACAATAATCTTGGCAAAGATAAAGAGAAGAGATTACGCTGGGATTTATTATATCTTGCAGGGTTGAGCAACTTTATTGTTAGAGAAGTTTATACTTACGCTTATGACCAACACGTTGATACTGCTTTAAGAAATATAATCAAAGAGTTGATATAATTAACCAAGGAGGAAAGATGGATGATGAGATGTTAGCGTGGTTATTTCCAGAGAGTTATAGGGATTGAATAGCGAAACGGCGGATTATCTCCGCCGTCTATGTATAACATACTGATGAGCTATTTAAACAATAAAGGAGGTGAGGAAAATGTTTATAGCGTTAAGAGAGTTGATAGAACATAAGTTTTATTGCCCTTTCTGCAACCGAGAGATTCATCCAAGTGAGGAAACGAGATACGGAGTATTTTGTTGCAAACAAGAATTTTGGTTATCTCAATGTAAATCAGCAAAAGTATAAGGAGAAAAAATGAGCAAGAGCAAAAAACGCTTACTAGCTCTTATCTTTCTGCTTATCTTTCACACTTCGAGTTATTCAGCGAATATTGATAAGCAAAGAGCAATAAGAGCAATCATTGGTGAAGCGAGTAATCAAGGTTATATCGGAATGGTTGCGGTGGCTTGCGCAATACGGAATCGCGGAACATTGAAAGGAGTTTACGGAGAGAATGCGAAGCACGTCAGCAACGAGCCTCAATGGGTATTTGATCTCGCAGAAAAAGCGTGGCTTGAGAGTATGAACAAAGATATTACTTCTGGAGCAACTCATTGGGAAAATATTAAAGCGTTCGGAACTCCTTATTGGGTTAAGGATATGACAAAAGTGTATGAGTATAAAGACCAAGTATTTTACAGAGAGGAATAAGAGGTAAAGAAATGAAACAAGCAGTTCTTGTAAAAAACCAAGTAGAGCAACAAAAGTTGATTAAAGTAAAAATTCATAGTTTAAAGTACGAGATAAATAAACTCCACGTGCAACTACACTCATTCGACTTTAATTATGATGTGATTAAACAAAAGAGGTGATATGAGAGATTTTTTGGTTCCTCGATACAAATCAGAGTTGATAAATGCTTTATCTCTTGCTTGCGGATATAGCAAGAAGAGATTAGGCAAAATGAGTAAAAAGCAGTTATATGCTCTTTACTTCAAAACAAAAAGGGGGTAAATGTGAGTATCAAAGAAGTTATAATGAAAAGAGATGGAATCAGTGAACAAGAGGCTGATGATTTGATCTCCCAAGCGAAAGATGATTTTGATGAAAGGTTATCTCAAGGAGAAATGCCTTTCGGAATATGTCAAGAGTGGTTTGGTTTAGAACCTGATTATATAGACGAGTTATGGTAAACAAAAAGGAGGGAAGAGATGCATTATAGAATGATAGTAACTATGGATAAAGAAAAAGCAAATGACTCCAAGGAAGCGAGGCATTTTGTTCAAGGTTGGTTGGATGAGAATGGCTTCTGCGGGCAAGGGAGATTTGCTTCAGGAATGGCTGATTGGTTTGTTATAGGTGGGAGATGGTCAGGAGATTTATCATCGGTGAGATTAGATAAAGTAAAATTAAAAACTTGCGTTGAAGAGTTTGAAAAAGATTTTGGTTGGAATACTAGCGCCGAAGATACAGAAAAACAGAGAAGAGAACAATTTGCATCTATGTTCAATAAATACTTTCCAGACTATACAGGAGTAATTCCTTTCTGGAGAGATAAGTATAATCCTATCGGAGAGGAAGATGATGCTCAAATAATTGATAAAGTATTGTATGACAACTTAATTAAAGAGTTGATTGCAGAAGAAGAGTACAAGCATTTCTGCGATATAGAGGAAGATGAGGTTGATTTATCAGAAGAGCAATTAGTTGGTAAGAAGTGGGCAGTAGTAGTTGATTATCATAACTAAGAGATGCCGAAACACCTGCGAGAAATCGCAGGTGTCAGCCGGAGATACCGGCTCTGACGAGGTAAAAGAGTTCAGCAAGTTATCTGTGCTGATATAAGAAAGAGGTATTATTTGTTATCTCAGCATAAATCTATTCTAAAAAGGAGGTGAGGAAAAATGAAGAAATTATATTGCGACTACTGCGGTAAGGTAAAAGAAGAGGTATCTTTTTTTATCGGAGCATCTACTGACTACAGAGATTGGGTTATGTGGGAGGGAACAGGAAAATTATCTTGCAACTGTGAAAGGTGCTTCGAGTTAGGGAGAAAAGATAGTGAAAACGCAACAAAGAGTTTAGTTAAAAGTTAAAAGGAGGTTTATATGGCTCATAATTTAAATGAGAATGGTAACAGAATGTTTTACACCGGAGCGGTTCCTTGGCACGGATTAGGAGTAAAGCTCGATAATCCAGCAACAGCGAAAGAGGCAATTGAGGCATCAAAGTTGGATTATCAAGTTAATCTCCAAAAGATTTATACAGAGGACCGAGTAGAAATCGAGAATAAATTCGCAACAGTTAGAATTGACACAAACCAACCTCTTGGGATTGTTGGTAGCTCATATCAACCTGTGCAAAATACAGAGTCATTTGATTTCTTCGATTCAGTAGTTGGAGATAAATTTGCAATGTATCATACTGCCGGAGCTTTAGGTAAGGGCGAGCGAATATGGATACTTGCAGAGCTACCAGATATTATCGAAGTAACGAAAAAGGATGTTGTGGAGAAATATCTTTTACTCACGAATTCACACGATGGCTGTTCAGCTTTGAAGATGTTCTTCACTCCTGTAAGAGTAGTATGTCAAAATACTCTTTCCGCTGCTCTGTCCAGAACTAAAGACGGAATCTCCATTAGACATACAGGAAATATTAACAGCAAAATAAGAGAAGCGCAAAGAGCATTAGGAATAGCAGTAACTTTCTACTCTGACTTTGAAGAATCGCTAAAAGCATTTGCAGGAGAGAAGGTAAGGGATGAGCAAGCAGAGGTTTATTTCACATCTCTTATCTGTGGCAAAGACGATTTAGATATATCTCAGAGAAAACAAAACCAAATTGGTGATTTAATGAATCTCCACAACCGTCCAGAATATTCAGAGAGTAAAGATACACTATGGAGTGCTTACAACGCAGTTACTCGTTACGTTGATCATTTTAGAGGTATTAAAAACAACAATCCCTCTAATAGATTACAGAATATTTGGCTCGGGAGTGGCGCAACATTAAAGATGAAAGCGTATGATACTGCTCTGGCTTTAGTAAAAAATTAAGGAAAGAGTAAAAAAGGAGGGGAAATGTCAACGAGAAGCTGTATAGCGGAGAAAACAAAAACTGGATTCAAAGGAGTTTACTGTCATTTTGACGGTTATCCTACTTGTAGAGGAAAAGAGATATGGGATATATTGATGAAAAAATTTATATTAAACAAAGGAGTAATTGGAGTTTCAAATGACGGAACTCGTGCTCTCCGATCTTTTGTTGATATTTATATCAAGGGGCATCGTGGAGGTTGGTCAAACTTTCCAGAGAGTTGCTATTGCCATACTCCTGATTTCGTTATGAGAGATGGAGTTCCTGACGGAACAATGAATGAAAAAACAGCAGATGCTCTATTTATAGAGTGGGTATATGCAATTGATGTTGAGAAGAAAACACTTACTATCTATGTTCAGGGTAGAGCAAAAGGAGAAACTAAAGAAAAAGGAGTGAATGGGAATGAATGGAATTCTCCAAACTACGCTCATTGCTTCGTTTGTGAATTGGATATAAATCCAGATAGTAAAGAACCAAATTGGGAGAAAGTAGAGGCAGACGGAGCGAAAGTTTCAAAAGATATGTCTGAGTTATATTCAACAAAAGTTAAAGTATAAAAAGGAGGTACTAATGGAAACAGAAGAAATTAAAGAGAT